CCAGTTAAAGAGAACCTAGATACTCTTTTCTTGCGATTAGCATACCTTTTCATTCCCTTACGAACAGTATTTTTATATTTACGAATCATTTTAAATGAAATTATTTTAATTAATTATTTAACTACTTCTCGAGTAACGCTAGATACTCCGAGTCATCACTCTTCGAATCACCAACAACGTATGAATCGACAGCAAAGCTGTCGATAACAAACGGATCCACCGGATCCTTAATGGCAGCCTCCGCTAAAACCGGAGCCGCAGCCCTACCAAAGGGATGTATGTTATACGGGATATGTATTACCCGAAAACGACGCCTCAAAGCCTCTAAAGTCTTTGAGTCTCCACCAAAGATCTCCTCAATCGAATACTGGGAGGTGACCACAAAGTTTATCATCTTATGAGTAGTAGATGCACCCCCTTTATTCTCCAAGACCATCCCATAGCGATCACCCCAGAGCTTCAACTGCTGCCCGAGCATGTGATGCTCGGGACCAATGTCATCCATGATGACATTAGCCTGCCCCTGGTAGCCATCCCACCACTTATTACAGAGCTTGGGATAAGCCCCAGGAAAGTCCCTACGAGCAGACCAACTCTTACCGACCCCAGAGGGGCCATAAATCCAGACTCCCCTCACGTCAGGAGAGTCCTCGATCACCAAGTGATCCTTCTCTATTCGCTTAAGCTGCGAATAGCACCTGACCCGAATATCGGCCGGGATCTCCTCGATCCGGCCTCTCTTAGCCTTCAGGTAGATTTCCTCCCAGTCAGCCTTAGAGTTCCTCTGAACCGGCTTAACGCCGAACTCCCAAGGCCCTTCAACACGAGTATCCTCCTTCTGGCAATACTCCCGAGCCTTGTCGCCAATAGCGGCCTCACAGTGAGCCGCAGGCAGCACCTTCTTATAGTGCGAGAGCCTCACCGGCCCCTTAAAGTTCTGATAGAACTGCAGGTGAAAAGTCCCATTTTCACCTTTTTCCAGCTGACCAACCGTATAAACAGCCCCAGTCAGCTCGTGCACTTTCGCCAGCGAACAATCCCCCGGATTGTTCAGCGTGCACAGCCAGTTCCTCGCCGGACTGTCCTTTTTCGCAGCCACTTTATTTGTCTTGAACATTTTAAATTAAATTAAAATATTCATTCCGTTAAATATTAAAAAAATTTAAATTTGAATCAAATTAAATAATAAAAATAATATATTATTTTGTAACGCCGATGCCTAAGTAATACTGAGGCATCGGCGTTACAGGCAGCCATTTATATTTTCATATATAAAAAAAAGTTATTATTTTCCAATAAATAATTAAATAAATACATTAAATAAATTAAATAATTAAATAACTATCAAAATTTCACCCCAGCAGAATAAAGATTGCAAATTATTCTGCTGGGGTAAAATTATATATATTATAAAAATCATATAAAAAGTTCATTGCAATAATTAACTATTTTATCTTTAATCCGATTACCCAAACCCCAATCCGAGATTGGCGTCGTCGCAAGCGACTCCTTACGAGAGCTTATCAGAGAACTGAACGTAAACCGTAACCATGTAATTTAATAAAGCACAACTACTAGTTGGCTGAGAAGATGAAGTTATTGAAGCAGAAAGTTGACCAACTTGACTAGTATAGCCTTGACACTGAGACCAAATACCGAAGCCATAAGCACCACCTTCATAGAACTTATTAGGAAACCTCCAAGTCTTACTAGATGAAACGGTATTAAGCGGATAACCCATGAGTCTACGATCATTGAAAACAGGTTGAGTACCTAAATTAGTACCATTATAATTGGGGAAAAACCCAACCGCAACAGTAGGTACTCCACTAATAGATGGATACAAAGTTCCATTGTTTGTACCCCTTGCAGGAGATAAAACGACATTGATACCAGTAATCTTGTATCTAGAATACAAGCCATTCTGAGTAGTAAAAGATGGAGAATTCTGAAAAATTGCATAAATTGGAAGATAAGGAGCACCAGTATCAGAAAAATACAAAGAGTCAGTACCAGCAACAGCAAAAAGCTGACCAAATTCTTCGACCTTTGCATAAGTTACATCGCCAGTTAAAGAGAACCTAGATACTCTTTTCTTGCGATTAGCATACCTTTTCATTCCCTTACGAACAGTATTTTTATATTTACGAATCATTTTAAATGAAATTATTTTAATTAATTATTTAA